TGTGACAGCGCAGAGCAGACGCTAATCAGCGGGCTTGAAATGGCCTGTATTCAAGCTCATGTGGCAATCGACATTAAGAACGCTATAAAGGGGCCGATCAATGACCGGATCGCTTTCTACAACTCATTGATTGCACAAGGTCGCTGGAAGGTGATGCGGCATTGTAAACATATCATAGAGGCATTCGAACAGGCAGTTTACGACGACAAAAAGCCTAATCAAGATATACGGCTGGACGACGGCCTGATGAACGTGGACAGCTTAGACAGCACGGAATACAGCACAGAGAGTATACAGGACGAGATCTTGTATATAGCAGCATAGGAGGTGATGGCGTGGGAGTAATTCAGACGTATTTGCAGAAGAAACGGAAGTTTGGCGGCGTTTCGGACGCCACTTACAATCATATCGATGAGTGGCTGGCCTGGTACCAAAACAGCGTTCGTAAGTTTCATATCTACTGGATCTATGACGGAATCAAAAGTAAGAAATGTGAACGGTACAAACTGGGAATGGCGAAGAAGGTTTGCGAGGACTGGGCGAATCTCCTGTTGAATGAAAAAGTTGCAATGAAAGCCGGAACATTCGATAAACGCCTGAAGGAGATCCTGGAAAGGAATAATTTTCAGGTACGCGCTAATCAGTTGATTGAGATTGCATATGCGCTTGGTACCGGGGCATTCGTGGAATATCTGGACGCTTCCGGGGGGCCGGTGATCGATTATATCAGGGCCAATATGATTTATCCCTTGTCTTGGGATAATGGAGACATTACCGAATGTGCCTTTGGATCTGTACGAGCGATCGATGAAAAGGAACGGATCTATTTACAGATTCACCGCAGGGGGATTGTGACTGACGGAGAAAATCCGGATTTGTATTACATTGAAAATAAGTATCTGGATTCTGAATCAGGTGACGAGGTAGCGCTTCCGGAGGACATCGAAGCAGTTATATCGACGGGCTATGATAAACCGCTCTTTCAGATCATCACCCCAAACATTTGTAATAATGTAGATCTGGACAGCCCTATGGGGATTTCCGTATTCGCGAATGCCATTGACCAGGTGAAAGGTTGTGATTTGGTCTATGACTCTTACATGAATGAGTATGTATTGGGACGGAAACGGATCTTGGTGCCATATTCTCAGGCAAAGATCATGATGGAAAAAGACGGGACAGCACAACCGATATTTGACCCGAATGATTCCGTGTATTTTATGATGCCA